AGCATCATTAGCAAAATGTGACGTAGCCAAACCTGTAAATACACTAGCACTTCCTGTAAAACTATCACAGAAGTCCATAGGCATATCATCTTGGAACTCTTCTAAGAAATACTTAGTTGTGCCTGATCCATCATCTCTAGCTGCAACAACAAATAGTCTTTCATGTACAGAACATATACTATGCCATGTACCTTGTGTATTCCATAAAGCCCAACCTGCTTTCTGATCTCCTCTTACAGAATAAAACACAGCCAATGTACCATCAGTGTTTACCAAAAAGGCATATGATTCACTTCTGTTTAATGCACCTTTAATAGATGTCATTTGTACTGGATCTAATATTAAATGTGGAGCAAGACCTGATACAGCAACAGAAGTATAAGCTGCTTCTGCATCAGTAAACAAAAACTCCCTTAATGCACTACCAGTTTTCTGTATAAATAAAGTAGCACCATCAAACACACTCGGCCTTACATAAGATGCACCATAAGGTGTTTGTCTGCGTATCTGTGCGTTAGATGGGGTAACTGGTTTATCTACTGGTGCTTGCACAAATAACTCTGCACCTGTGGTAAATACCTGTAGATCTCTATTGGATACTAAATGTCTTATAGTAAATATCTCACCTACGTTTGCAGTAAGATCAAGAGCATCATCGTCTTCAGCATCACCTATATCAAAATTATAATACTGCCCAGACTTACTACCCCATATTCCATCAGGTTGTGCTAATGTGCCACCAAACCATAATCTATTTTGATGGAATGTAACTGCAGCAGGATACCCTCTTATTGCAGAATAACTTTGCTCTTGCCATTCAGTAGTAGCTGCACCTGTAATAATTCTTGGTGTTCCTCCACCAATAGCACTAGATGTAGCTGTATGAGTTGAGTTAAACTCATATGTATTCTCATCTATTACTGTAATAGTATGCGTTCCATTTATTTGTGCAGCACTTGCTCCACCTAATGATCCTGCTCTTTCTATAGTTATACTAGCACCTGTAGCAAGTCCATGTAATGCATGGGTTACTTGTATAACACTTGTGCTTTCTATTGTTTTTAAAGAATCTATAGGAAGCTGTACTTGTAATACTCCGTTAATAGTAGCTGTTACAGTAGTGGCATTTGTATATGCAGTTATTCTACATCTTGTTTCACCAATTAATAAATCAACACCTACATGATCTGCAGTAAAATAATCGTCTGATGTAGTCAATATTGTGCTTGTAACACTTACACCTGTTGAAGAAGAAGATATAGTTGTGCCTAGTGCTTGGAAAGGAAAGTATGGCTGATATATATTATCACCATCCCTTGATTGATCAAACGCAAATGTTTCTACAACAAATGTAGTAAGACCTGTCCTTACTAAGGTTCTAATCATAAATGTTTGATGTGCTATAAACATAACATCACCTTGTTGAGCAAAAGTAATCTCCTCAAGATAAGGTGCTGCAGTTGTATTTACTAACCAAGATTGTCCAGTAATTGATTGTATAGAAGTTATATTACCAGTAGTAGGGCTGATCTGAAATATCTCTATTCTTTCATTACTAAATGCTATTATATATTTTTCATCATCTGAAAATATAAAAGGTTCTATTCGTACTGATTGCCTAAGGTCTGTAGAATGTGCAGGATTACTTCCAAAGTTTGCCCATCTTTTTGTACCTGTTCTCTTTTTCAAGCCGCCTTCTGATCGTATAAAGAAGTTGCGAACTTCTTCTGCTGCGTTTGTATAAACCTTTGTATCGGTTCGTGATGTTAATGATGGGCTTACCTCTCCAAATTGAAAGTTATTTAATGGCACTCTTACTCTAGCCATTTAACTTCTCCTATTTGTTATAAACCTTGATGTTGATAATCTTCTTGTAGTCTGTTGTTGTGAATCAAGATTTCTTGCTTTAGCCATAAGCTGTGTGCCTTTAGCTTCCATTACCTGCATCAACCCATCATCTCTTGCTATTGATGTAGCAAATATAGATGCTAATGCATACTCAACTGCTAAAGAAAAGTAACTAGGCCATGTGTCTTCTGTGGCTCTGTATGTATAATCAGCAATCAAAGTATCTTGTGTTGTGGAATCAGAGAATACTTTATCTCCATATACAGTATATTCTATTAATCTATCATTTGTTGTAACACCATGTAACACTAAAAGGTCACTTGGTAATTGATGTGCAATATCAAATCGACCAGTAGGCACGTCTACTAATTGATTTAAAACTGCTTGCTCTGTAGCAAATCGCCATCTTGCTGAAGAAAGTGTTGCTCTAACTGTGTCTTCATACATATTAGATGCAACTAAGGCTTCCGTACTTGCAGTATCAAAAGATGTAATAGGCTCTGATCCTATAAGAACTAATGCCCTTGATGCTATATCTATTGATGAATTTGCTGCAGTACTTGTCATAAAAGATTAGGGGGATTGCTCCCCCTACTCCTAATCTGTGTCAGTTACTGTAATTGCAGTACCATCTGCAATATCAACAACAGAACCAGTGTTAGATAAAACAACTGATAAAGCGATTGTAGGTGCATCGCTATCGTATACGATAACTAAGTCACCAACATTCATCATACCTGCTGCATCATTAAAATAACCAGAGGCACGGACTACTGACAATGCATCAGTACTTGAGTAGTACCACATATTGTAGCCACCACCACCTGCCATGCGTGTTAATCCAGTCGCACTATAAGCCATGATCTATCTCCTTATGAGTTGTTGTCAAGGACTTCATAGATACCATTGTCATCTATGACAGTAGCACCCATTGACATCATTGAAGTTGCTAAGTGTGAAACTTTCTCAGGTACATAATTTAACTCAGTAGTTACATCTGCACCAATACCTAGACCCACAGAAGAAGTGTGGTAGCCTATGTTCTTACCTGCAGTAACAGCACTAGTTGAGAATACCTTAAATCCTAAGAACTCTTTCATAGACATACCACCTGCATATGGTAGGTTTTGCTCTCCGACAAAATCAGATGAAGCAAACTCTGTGATAAGGAATAAGTCAGCATATCCTTTTGGATTCATAGCTAAATATCTTCCACCATCTTCAGGTATATCTGCAGCACCCATTGTTTCAAATAATGAAAGCAAGTCTGCTTTTTCTAAAGCTGAACCTGTGTCATGTATTTGTGTTGAGTTTGCACCTGCGTCCATTGCAGTGATAAGTAACTCATCAGTCTTACGACCTAGAGCAGCAGCAGCAGATTGTGCTACAGCTTGTCTTTCGTCTATGTTTGTCTTTAACTCATCCAATTTGTCAATGTACTCAGCAGCATAGTAGTCTGAGAGTGTTACATCAACTGTGGTGTGAGTTAATTCCATTGGTGTAACCATACCATTTCTTGATTTGGTTGAGGCAGAACCAGTACCAATCTTTTGGAAACGTACTGTACTTCCATTCACATTACTTACAGTACGGACAGTATTTCTTAATTTACTACCCATTCTTTGATAAGCTAGATGAACTTCGGTTTCAAACTGCCTAATAAAGGCTGTATCGATTGTATTAGCCATGATTAGATCTCCTGTTTAAAATTAAAATTACTAATTTCCAGTTATCCGTCTTTAGCTTCATCTGGTTATCCGTTTGGGCCATCAGCTTATAACAGGCTGTTCTTTATCCTTTAACAAAAATTTATTGTCTTTGCAACGTATAAATCTTAAAACCTGATAACCATTGATCATTACTGGCTCTTCTAGGATAGTAAATCCTAAGAAATCAAGCCAATCTATAGTTCTTGTGTGGTCTGCAGGTACTACATTTTCTAGTTGATAATATTGTTTTTGGAAGTAATCTACTACTTTTCTACTCCAAAAAAGAAACTTTCTTGAATGATCTTCAATACGATAAGTGCCTAATGCCCATATCTTTCCAATCATATGTTCATAAACAGGTGTTACACCAAACATCATAGCAGGTTTGCCATCTAATATAACTGTGTAAGTTTCGGCTTTGTTCTCTCTAAAACCTGCCATTAATGCACGAAAGGGAGTAGCACCATGTATCATGCACTCCCTTACATCTGTATCTCTTAAATTATCCTGTAAATAATTAATGTGAGATATATCTGCTTCTACAATGGATTGCCCACTGTAGACACCACTACCCATAAAGTTTTTTAAAGTCATTATTCACCTGATCTACAAAGCCTCTATCTCTTCTAGCAGGATCATAATAACGTGGATCTCTCATTCTAGCCTCAACATCTTCTTGAGTTAGACCTGCAGGAACAGTCGCTTGATTTGAAATTGTTGTGCTTTGCATTTGTTTCTGTATATATTCTACAGCCTTAATACCTTCTGCAGAAGTACCTAGTTGTGCTATTGCATCTTGCATTTCTGTTGGAAAAAACTTTTGCAAAAATAACTGAGCAGACTCAACTCTTTGATTAGCATTGTCACCTAGTTCTTGTTTAATCTGATTTAAATCAGGCTGTTGTGCCTCTTGATATTCAGCAAACTTATTTACCCAATGAGAAAACTCTTCTTGAGAATATCCGTTTTCCCAAGCATACTCTGCCCATTCCTTAAGAAGTGGATTGGTTGCAGCCTCTTCTTCACTTAATACTTCAGGTATTTGATAGTCACCTGCACTAGCAGGTCTTTGCGAAAAGGCTTCTTCTTCTAGTTTCTCTTGTAGTTTCTTTTCTATTTCTTCTTCTTTTTGACCTATCTTAGTAGATAACTCAGAATAAGATTTAGCTAAATCTTCAGGTGTCTGAAACTTTTCAGGCAACCATTCAGGTCTAGTTGTGGTATCTGCTACAGCTTCCGTAGGTGGGACTGTGGAGGCAGAGGTATTTTCTACAGAAGTTTCTGTAGCAGATTCTTGTGGTGCTTCATTCATTTCTTTGTCCTTTGTGCGTGATTGATTCGTTTAACTATAAGAGCAACAAGGTATCGTTGCCCTTCTAAATGTCTTAGTTCAGCATCAGTAATATTAGGCCCTGCTACTGCATCAACAGTAATAGACTTTAAATATTTCAATACACTCTGACCTACAGGTGTATTAAACAATGCTAATGTATCTTGTGATAATTTTTCATCTTGTTCACGAGGTCGTTGGTATCCATCAACCCCCAAGTATTTCGGCTGGGCCACTAGGCATCTCTCCTTGCTGTTGGGCTTGTTGCATCTGTTGTGCCATCTGTATTAACTGCTGTCTTTCGTCAGCATCTCTAATTAATGTGTCAGGCACACCAAACTTCTTGGCTAAGTACAGTGCAGTCTCCTCTGAAGATATAAGTAAATTTAATATCTCAGGGCCAAATGATCCTGCTACTGTCTGTAAAAATCTATTTAAAGAAACTATATCTTGATTAGATTGAGCTTGTGCAAGGGGAGACACACTCCTAATCTTTACTTCTCTTCCATTAACTGTAGGCATTTCTATTCGGCCCTGTTGCCTGAGAATATAAATTACTCTCTGCAATACTGGCTGAACCATTTCTGCTTGTAGTCTACCAAATGCAGAACCTATCTTCCTTGAAAGATCAGCCATACGTTCAGCAACTTCTGTAGCAGATGCAGGTGTTTTATTTGGATCACCTAGCATATCATTATATAATGCCCTTTTAATATTGTTTCTCATATCATTTAAAATAAGATTAGCAACATCAAAAGATCCTGCCGATCTAATTGGTTGTAGCCCTTGAGTATTAGGTGCTTTAGGAATTACAGTTCCAGGGACTAAGTTTATTGTATCTACGTTTACCACCCCATCATCATCTATCTGATAGATACCTGATATAGCCATCTGTGCATTTTCAAGTATCATTTCTATAGTAAGATTACAGGTTTTAATTGCACTTAACGCATTTACAGCAGGGCCTCTGCCATATATTTCACCACTAGCTTTACTCCACCTGAAAGCAATAAATGGATTCGATCCCACACCTTTGTATATTTCTTGCATAATAACTTCTTTATTAGCCATATCAATGACCATGTAAGAATACTTTTCTTCATTAATATCATCATACAATCTGCAAGATACTTCTAGTATTTTACATTTTGACTCAGGATAATTATTTATTCTTTCTAATATATTTGGTGTTAATACTGCTTTTGGATATGCAACCATTATATCTGCAT